AGTTTGTATTTACGACCTCTTATCTCTGCTGAGGCTTCTGGACACCAGAAAAAAACTAAGACTACATCTTTTTTTTCTTCCATTGGAAAATATAAAACAAGAGAGCTCAAATCAGTTGTACTTGCTAAGTCTAAACCCCCCCAACATTTTTTACCCTTTAAATCTTCAAGATTTATTTCTTCAAAATTTTCCATCCATACAGAATCAGAAATCCATTTTGTGACACTTGTTGTCCAAATATTTAAATGTAATCTTTTGAAAGTGTTTTCATAACTTGGAAGCTCAGAAGCTTTTTTTGCTTCGTTTTTTAAGTAATCCTCAGTAATTGAAATTCCAAGATTTGGATTTGCTTTTTTCCAAGTCTCTGGATTTTGTATGTCATCTTCTTCATCTGCTGCATATATTACAGACAAATGAGAGTCATCTTGAATAATACCTTGCTCAACTTGCCGACTGTAATTGTGGACCTCCCAGCAAATGTTTCCATCCGTTTTGCTTGACCCAGCTGTTGTCATTGTAAATAAAAGAGGTTGTGTTCTTGCTCCAGTTCCAGTAATCATTGTATCATAAAGCTCTCTTGATTTTTGAGTGTGGAGTTCATCAAATAAAATACCATTTGGATTCAATCCGTGATGCAAACTTGCTTCTGCTGAAAGAACTTTATATGTATTTCCTTTAGTTGGAAAAGTAATACTATTTCTAAACACTTTTGCTTTGCTGCTCAGAATTGGGTCTTGCTGAATCATTCTTTTCGCCAAATCAAAAATGATGGAAGCTTGAGCTCTATCTCCAGCACAAGAAAATATTTCACTTCCAAGCTCTGAGTCTGCAAATAGTAAATATAAACCCACTGCCGCTCCGAGGCTCGATTTTCCGTTCTTCCGTGGAATTTCACAATAGACTGAACGATATTTTCTAAGTCCAGAAGATTTGTGCTTCCATCCAAAAATTGGTTTTATTAATTTTTCTTTCTGCCAGGATTCCAATTTAAAAAGTTTTCCAGCTAGTTGTCCTTTACAATGTCTAATGTGTGATTCAATAAAAGCAACAGCTCGATTTGCTGCTTCTTCATCAAAATAATATTTGCTATCTTTTTTCATTAATCAAAAAAATTATATTCGTTATTTTGTTGTATAAGTGTTGGTTGAGTTATGTTTGTTCTTGCTGTTGGTGTGA